GTTTTAATCATAATTCCGAAAAATCAAATCGCTCTCCGCAGCTACACTCAACTGTTCCAAACACTCCAATTGATGTTGGCGTAAATTTATATGTATAGTTTCCGCCAATTGTTCCACCATATCTCATCTTTTTAGAAGATTTTGTAATTCCATGAACTTTTTCTTCGTGTTCATTCTTCCATGTCTTAATTCTCTCATTTTCAATCTCTGTAATTGGAAATCCACGCCGAAGATCTTCTCTCATATTATCTAACTGTTGATTCATCTTCTGAATTTCTTCATCTTTGCTATATTCGTCCGTTAGACTTTTATTCTCTTTTACAAGACGGTCAATGCGCATATCTTTGTTTTTACATTCATCCATAATGAAATCGACTGCGTCCCGTACTGTCTTACACGTTTTCTCTGATTTCACAAGCATAATTAATCCTCTTTTTTCTTATTCTCTTCTTGATTCACTCCAACATTCGCTATTTTATAAAGAATATCGTATAACCATTCACGAAAACTACACTTTCGTGATTCAAATTTATCAGCTATGAAACAAAGTAATATAATTACAAATATAATCACAGGTGAAAACCATCCACATAAACATATACATAATAAATCTCCTACATTAAAATAGTCCTTTAAATCTTCTTTGTTATATTCACTTTTCCTTAAAGTACTAAGAAGCAAAAACAGCCATGAAAGAAAACCTACAAAAATCCACGATGCAATAATAAAAATAATTACCACCTCCGTTCTGCTACGATATAAAACCAAGAATTTATCTTACAATAATAAATGATTCTCCATTTTGGTTCATAGCACTGATACTATGTTTTCCTTTTAATAACCGCATGATACTAGCAACTTCTTTTTCACATTCATGGCACAAATCTTTTTGCTTAGAATTAGGTGTTACATTTTGAAAAGATCCAACGGATAATTCCGGTAATACATAATTAGGTGTATGTTCACACTCTTTACCACATAGATCACAATAATATTTTTCTTCAACTTTTTTCATGATTTAATTCTCCATTTCTTCAAGTATTTCTCTTATCTCTTTATTTTGTTCTTGTCTTAATTTTGATTTGAACATTCTTCGGTTTTTCTTTTTCATTTTAGACCATCCATTATGATTATTCGCCCAACATGCATACCGTTTGCCAAACCACGACTGACCATATTCTGAAAACTGTCTTCGAGAGACTTCATTCGACTTCTTCATTTATTCACCTCAGATCTCAATATAATTCCATCTTTTATTACCTTCATATTTCCATTGAATTTGCCCTTGGTAAATTCTAGTCTCAATATTCTCTACATTATCCATACCTAGAATAAATTCTCTATACGCATCAATATCTCTTTCTGATAAGTCATGAATTGCTTTAAAAATATCCAGATTCCTACAAATATGCTCTACTGACCATTCATAATCTGTTAATGAAAGCTGTCTTTCAAATTCTTTTACATTTTTATCTACTTCATCCTTTGCTTCTTCATATGTAAAATAGACTTTGTCCGGACGAATAGAAACATGATCAATATGATGCTTCCACATAGGATATTTCTTTACAATTCTATATCCTTCCTTAGTTATTTCTGCTTCAATTACGCCGTGGAAAATTGTACAATCCTTTACCAAATATCCAAGATCATATGCTTGCTTGATTGTTTCCGGGTTCTTAAAATCGATAAGAAATGAAATTTCTTCGTCTGTTAAATCAGAATGTGTAATTTCAAATAACCTAGTATCATATGTCCAACCTTTTGGAAGCTTCTTGTATTTTGTTTCGCTCTCAAACTCATCAATTGGGATTCCATTTACTAATCTTCTTTCCCTTGCAGTTAAATGATCAATCACAACCGCATCAGAAAACTGCTCATCTACCATTCCATATTTTACTGTGTATCTTCCATTCCCTTCACTATGACACCAATAAACAATATCTCCATTTTTAAATCTTTTCTCAAATCCCTGTTTCATATTTCACCTACTTTCTAAGAAATCTATACGGATCTCCAATTCCACATAACTTTACAATCTCAATAGCAATATTAACTGGAATATAAACAGTTTCATCCATTGAATTATCTCCGCAAATATATTTTCCATTTAATGCTGCGTATAATCGTAATTGCTCAATAACCATATCCATGTCAAAAGCTACCGGCTGTTTATCGATCAAATCGTCAATGTATCCAACTCCAATTTGACCAGGATAAAATCCTGTTTCTTTTACAAACTGCTCTGCCAGTTTTTGTTTATCAATAAATTTATTATACATGTTCTTTATTCTCCTGAATAAAAGTTCTCTTTCTTTGTATTTATTCCATTATCGTTACTTCTTCTTCGTAATCGTGATAATTTATCACATGAAGTTCTGCGTATGGTTCATATGCAACATTCGATTTAAAAAACGATTCTTTATAGACAAGACCATCTAATAAACTTACCGCACAACATTCTCCATCATGATTTACATCATACAATTTCATGTAATAACTCTCTCCAAAATAGAATACATTCCCCGCCTGAATTTGATTTACAGGAATCATTATCTTTTTATTGCATACAATTCTCATATTTCTTATTCATCTCCATTTTCTAATTGAATAATTTTAGCTGCTTGATGACAAATAATATTTTTTAATGTATCCATCTCTTTACAGATTTTATGTTCGTATGCTGTCATATCCATGTTACCTTTTAACAAACAACAAATGCATTCCATACACTCTGTCATATCAGCAACAGTAATATCTGATTGACATCCATTTTCTACCATCAAATATAACTCATATAAAATTGTATTGTTTAATTGTGTTTAAATCTTTTTCGGATAATTTTCTCATTATTCACACCTCGCTTTATCACACTCATGAAATCTTAACAACATGTTATATTTTTCTTCGCCAAATATGTTTTTCCATTTATTTTTAGTTTTTTCCGTGTTCCAATTAAAGGGCATCATGTGATAATTAATTAAAAACAACAATCTAACAAAAAATCATCGGTATTATATTCTTCAAATGGATTATACAATGTTGTTAAAGCACAATACGACCCGACATTTTCATGTCCAAAATAATGAGCAATCCCATTTTCATCAATCGTCTGTGTGCACAATTTACCAAAATCATGTATTTTTGCACCAAGAAGGAAACCGCTTTTATATACATCATAAGGATGAGAAAAATCTGAAAACTTATTATATGTAAAATCACAATGGTCTTCTAAATACATATTGTGATGCGGATTTTTTTGATCAAATCCTGTCATCGATATCATAAATTCATTTGGAAGGATTTTATCACCATATGTATATCCAATATCATGAATAACAATTTCATTAAATCCCTCTTCAATAAATGGAATTTGAAATCTTTTTAACTGCTTTTCAATAACATATTCTGGTACTGTATGTTCTCTATTCTTATTATCTTTAACACAATCTTTGTATTTCTTAGGTACAATATAACAAATCTTCTCAATATCCAATTTTCTCACGTACTCAACAATTGCACGTCGTGACTTTATCGTGATATTCGTTGCATCTGCAATTACATTTTTATTCTTATTTAATGATTCTCTTATTCTCTTATTAAAAATATTAAACACTTTTTCATTATCAGATTGATTTTGGCATGATCCAAACAATTCTTCTCTAATTGCATCTGAAGATACAATCTCTGCATTATATTTGATAGCTAAATCTTTTGCAATGCTGGACTTTCCACTTCCAGAAAGTCCACACATAATAAATAATTTTGGCTTCATTTACATTGCTTCCTCCATCAGTTCTTCAGCCTCTTCCATATCCGGAACATCTGAAGTATCTTTAATAATTGATTCAATTACCTTAAACTCAAACACTTTGTCCTTATAAGCTGTGAATGATTCTCTATTATCAATACGTACAACCACACCTTCAGCAATATGTGTTCTTCCAATTTCGTCTGCCGGCATACCAGATAAATATTTATTCACTCTTTCCATTAGATCTTCTTTTGTTGTATAAATAAATTTTTCTAATTCTGGAACATATTTTACACCAAGTTTATCGCACCAAATTTTAACTACTTCCCAAGGAACTTCCATTACTGTTCCATCACCTGTCGTCATAGTCATACGGTAAACATACATCTCAGATTCTCCAGGTTGACAACCGTAAGAAAATGTAGTCTCTTTTCCAAACTTTTTTGTGAACTCTTTATCTTTAACCTTTGAATTTGATACAGATCCCATAATCGGCGTAGTTTCATTTACATACCCTACAATCTCGTAAAACACTTCACACCCTTCAGGCAATTTGTCTTTCAACAAATCATGATATTTTTTTCTGAATGCATTATCAGAATAATATCCATCTGTGCTATTCAAATCTTTAATTACAACTCTTCTACTTCCAGACACAACAGAAATTTCTTTTATCTGTTTCTGTTTCATATGTAATAATTTTCTCAACTTACTATTTTTCTTTGTAATTTTTAATGTCTTAGCAGTACGAGCAGAAGTTCCATGAAGCTTACGTGTAATATACACTGTATCGCCAGGCTTAAAAGAATTTAAATTATATGCAAGCTGTGCAGTATCTTTATGTTCTTCAAAAAATGGATAGGAAATATTTTCTTTATACTTCTCTTTCTTTTTATTAGAGTTAATATTGCTTCTTTTATTCCCTCTTGGAATATACTTTTTACAAATCTCGCTTCCTCCAAGAACTGTAATTTGATCCCCATCTTTCAATTTATTAATATCAGTATATTTCGAAAGTGTATCAATTGGCAAAATCAATCCCTCGGATTTTTCACCCCTTAATCTGATTGCAGTTACATTTCTCTTATTTGGATCCATATAACCACCAACGTTATTACCGTTCTCGTCCTTCACTCTCACAAGTTTATTATCATTTGCATACTCTTCTGAAAGCTGTCCATCAGACGGAAAGAATACAACCCTCTGTCCATCTTTATAACTCAAATCCACAATTACATTCTGTCCGAATACCTCTACACACTGTAAACGATCAGCATTGCTATGTTTTCTTAATCCTTTAAGTGTTGTAATATATCCACAATACATAATTACTATTCCTCTCTTTCATATTCGTCTACTTCTCTACATATCTCCCTATAATAATCAGATGTGCCATTTCCATATGTATCACCATTATCTACATCTTTACAATGTGGACATATATATTCTTCTCCGTTTTTAATAAGTAGATCTCTTCTCATTAGCTTTCCACATTTATCACACACATCTACATCTTCAAATTCAACATCAAGTTCTCTTTTGATAATATCAGTCTTATATCCTAGGATGAATTCTTTCTCAATTAAAACCCCAATTATTTCTGAATCAAAAATATCTGAATCATACCATTCCAATGAATTTCTATAGTCAAATAATTTCTTATTTTCCGTGTTAATACAAGCCTTTCCAAATGCAGCATCCCAACCACAGGTTCCTGACAGATATTCTATTCCTTCATCTGCGAAGTCATACGGTGATATTCCAGTAATTCGAATAAGTTGATATAAAAATTCATTCAAAAAATCATCTGTAATCAAATTCTTAATATTAGATGGTATTGTATATTCAATATGTACACCATCTACACTTCTTACTGTTGGCATAAATTGATTCTCCTTATCTCAACATTTCGCATATTCATCTATAAATTTCTTCATTACTCTCGAAACATGTGGCTGAGAACATCCAACAATTTTCATTATTTCCACTTGCTTATATCCTTGCAAAAATAATGAGATAATAGGTTTATGTTTTTCTTTCATTTTATTAAATGCATTTCGAAGAGCAATTTTATGAATACAATCGTACTCAACATTTTGATCTGACTGTATTTTGTCAATAAATTCTACCTTGTTTCCGGATTCGTTCTCATACTCTGCGTTATAATATAGAATCTCATTTAATGGAATTCTCCTTTGACTCAATTCTTTTTTCTTTTCGCTATATACTTCATTAAACATACATTTAAATGCATATGTAGAAAATTTGGATGTTCCTTCATTAAATGTTTTCGCCGCTTTACACATTCCAATTGCAGCCAAATCATACCAATCTTCCATGTTCAATTTTTCTTTCTGTAGAAATCTATAGATCAAATTATGATTGTCAGTTACTAACTGTCTCTGATAATCTGTCAATTTATCACCTCATTTATTTTTAATCTCCCATTCAATCTACCACAACAGTTAACCCACTCTTTATATTCTCTTCTGGTTTACTCCACTCTTCATATTCCAAGACTGTATCATCTTCTTCATAGGTGTCTCCATCAAGGGAGATCAGTTTCCCATCCTTACTCGCAGCGCAACCAATGAATATGGATTTTCCGTAATATTTCTCTTTATCTTTTGGCATCTTTAATCTATATGAGATGTAATCGTAATCTTTATTCTTAACCAGATCTTTAACTGTCAAAACTTAATACACCTCCAAATGAAACTATTCTTTTATTACAAATACTTGTTTACAACTCTTCTGATTCTCTTTTCTTTATCCTTTGATGATCCTAATTCTTTTACTAATGCTTGTATAAGTCGTTCCTTTTTAGTATTTTTATTTTCGCAGTTTTGCTCTTCATATCTTTCTCTTCGCATTTTGTTAAAATATTCGGTCATACTTTTATTGCTCATAATCCCAACCTTTTAATAACATCGCCTGTTTTCATGTATCCTTTTGCAATCTCTAATTCCTGCATATATTTACTTTCTTTATCTGTCAATCTTCTTCCTCTTATACTTCGGATAGATTTTTTAGATGATATTATTTCAAATTCGTTTAAGTTTTCACAACTTTTAACCATATAAAATCACCTAAACATCTTACCCAAACAATATGCTCTTTCACAAACAATATATTTGTCACATAAAACACCTTCTCTATAATAACAACAATCACTATTACACAGATGTCTTCTTTTTTCTAATTCTTTATTAAACTTAGTGTAATCAACATAAAAAGTTTTATCGTATGTATCATCTTCATCATATATTCGTCCAATATACCCACCGTCTGACATGTCATAGTAAGTCTCGTCTATATATTGTTTTAAGAAATCATATATGTCTTGTCCTAAATCATATTCATCATACCGATATCCTTTCATACAGAAGTGTATGTCGAAAACATAATAATCGTCTTCTGGATATAAATTATAACCTGGATAGTCATATCGTTCGTGTTTTATCCATTTCGTATTTTTTAATACATTAAAATATTCTATTGGACATTCTTTACCGGCTGAAAGAATTTTTAGTTCATACAATAAATCTTCTGGCAAATCTTTTTTTAAGATAAACCTCATATTTCCTTCATAATAATTTCCCATAATCAATAATTCCTCTCTTTAATATCTCAATCTAAAATTACTTTAAAAGATTTTCTGCTTCCATATTCATATATTCAATATGCGCCGCTATATATGCTTTTTGCAAATTGACATTTTTATATTTTCAAAATATTTAGCTCTTTCAAATATCTTAGACACCATTAGCTCGTTAGCTTCAATATTATCCGCATTCATCCATTCTTTTACCTGTTGTCTATCTGTTTTTCTTTTCTTACCCATTAAATTAACCTTTCATATATTTGCTCAAACAACAAGTGTCTTTACCAATATTTGTCATCATTTTGATATATATTTTTTGCCACCACATAAGTTTTATACCCAAATAACCTTCTACAAAATCTTCTGCTCTCATGTTTCTAAATTTCAATATTAGTGAAACTTTTTCATCATTTACATTCAATCTTTGTTCACCTTAGTAGCTGCGCAGCTTTACTCACATGTGAACATTTATCCTTTCTTTTTTCTAATTACTATTTATTCTCCAAATGAAAAACAAATTTTGTTTTATACTTCATACTGTTACAAATTAAAAAGTTTATAATCTTCCCATTGGTATCCATTTCCATACGGAACAATATTCGAATACAATTGAGAAATGGTCGTGTTACTCGCATCAATCCACGCTTTTCTCCACCGGTATCCTCTTGCTCCAAGATAAGGTGCAACTATGATCCATTCTTCTCCATCGCTGAATCTTATTTCTGAACGGATATAGTCTGATTTTGAAATACGTTTAAATACAGTTTCAATCCCAGATTCGTTTTTCTCGTTTTCAATTTCTAATAATTTATTTATTCCAACTTCTATATCACTCGTATAGATAATACATTTTACGATTTGATTACTACATGCTCCTTGCATCTTCTAAGCACTCCTCAATAAAATCCATCTCACCATTTTCACAATGAAAATTATATTTATCTATCCACCCCTGTGCGGATAAATTGCCACATCTTTTCAATTGTTCTTTATAGCTTCTATTAAAGACAAGTTGTGATATTCCAAATTTATACTCTGCAATTGTTTGTATCATTTTATATGTAAGAATAGCGTTTTTATTAGACAGTCGTCTGATTCTAGGATCTGAATATGTAAACGCCTCATTATTGTCTTCTACTCTTCTTTCATCAGTCAATGATCTATCATATAGTTCTGTTGTTGCTATGTAATAACATGTTAATTTAAAACATATATCCTCTATATCATCTCTGGATATTTGTTCTATATATTTAATAGTTGGTTGCTCATCAATCGCTTCAACAATAAGATCTACTGGAAATGTTTCACACCCATGATTTAAACTTGCTCTGAGTGAATCAATCAATTTGTCCACATCAATCAATCTCATTTTTATTTATTCTCCTCCTCAATATCATACAATCTTGACATCGATACTTTTTTCATTTCTCCATCAACTAAAACTACTGCATAATCTCCACTCCAAAAACTTGATCCAGTTGAGATAATTCGACATTCTTTATTGACAGAACACTTTTTACAATTTTCTACCTGCCCATATTCTATTTGCATATCTAAACAGCTTCTACAAGTAGACCAGTCTGGTTGTAATTTTGCTACGTACATGTTTTCCCTTTCTCCTTATGAAACGTGAGTTTTATTATTTTAAATTACTTAAAATATGCGCTATTACGTCAACAGTCCATCCATTGCCGATTGCTTCATATCTTTGTTGTTTTGTAATACCTGGAACATCTGTATAATTGTCTGGCAAAGTTTGTAATCTTTCACATTCCTTAATGGTCATTTGTCGTATATTTTGCTCATTTGATATAAAATATGGATCTATTTCCCATCTCATTTTAATTTTTTCAATATCGCCCTCAAAAACAGCTTGTCCCATAGATTTCCCAAAATATCTCCTGCATAAATATGATTGACTACCGCTAAATCCAGCATATCTTCTGGTTACACAAAGACTTTTATCTCTATCAACCGTTCCGCTCTCAATAATATCTTTCAATAAAACATTCCTATCATTCGGAAGTTTAATATTCGGAATATTAGTCCAATACAATCTTTTCCTGTTCTGTCCCGATACAAGTGCAGAATTTATCATAATGGGTTCTACTCCAAGTGCCTTTGTAATCTCTGTTTTAATATCTTTATGTATTGAAAAATTATTTTCATATAAAAAATACTTGCATTTACTTTCGTGTAAAGCTCTAACATACTGACTGAATAATTGAAAACCAAATCCCTCGGATGTCGTTTCTCTATCTTTCCTTGCAACAGACCAAAATGTGCAAGGGCTTCCTCCTATTAATAAGTCATAATCCTTATAATTAGTGAAATCTGCATCGAAAACATCACCACAATGTTCTATTTCTGGATAATTGTTCTTACTGATTCTTATTGCGCTATCTTCAATTTCATAAGCCACATATTTGTTCGGTTTTATTCCAGCTCGTTTTAATGCGACCATTCCGCAACTGATTCCATCAAACAAACTCAATACATTTAATCCAATATCTGAATTATATTTTTCATTTGAATCAGATCAGTTTCAAATGGTCTTATTACATAGATATTTAAGAAAGGATAAATGAGCAATCCTAGGTAGAATGTGTGTACACACCTCTTATATAGAGGTAAATGGTAGAAAATAAAGATAAAAAATATATTTCAAATGACGTTCGCGACCGTCAATATATTATTCTCTATGTGATTTTCAACAAATCATCATTTATCTTAATTCAACTTCTCCAAAATCTTTTTCTTCATCACAAAATATTTTATATCCTTTATAAGTTCCATATATGCCTTCTTGTTCCATTACTCCCTGCACTCCGCCTGAATGGTATCCAGCTATTTTTATTAATTCTCCAATAGTATCTGAGTTCATAAAAATGTATGGAGAAAATTGATTAGAAATTTGAAACTCATTTATACTTTTGCCCAACTTATCGATATTAATGTTTGTAATCTTAAAATTATTAATCAATATAATCACCTCTGCTTTATCTCATGCCCAAGTGAACCGGATTAACCATATTACTCACACTTCACATGTCTTAATCTCACAATTTAATTCTCACTTATTTAATTCAAATTCTGTTGTTTTTGAAAACATAAATAAAATACTTAATACCTACTTACATCCATCTTTACCTTCATATTCTTTCCCTAAATCATACAGCAATAAATGTCTTGGAATTGTACACACCTTTGTTCCATCTGCACGACGTAAGAAATTCACATTGTGGATACTACGTTCAATTTCTTCCTTTGATGCTTCTTTAATTTTAAAATATTTATACTCTTTTAACTGAGCATACATATCATCATACAAACAATTCCTTTTGATCATTTTAATACTTTTCTCAACATTCTCCTTTGTCGCAATAATATGTGTTTGTACGTAATCCCATTTTCCCAATGTGTTGCCTTTATATTTCATACCAACATAATATAAATAGTGTTTCATATTTCGCATTCTCCTTTTCTAAAATCCCGTCTGTACGGTTTTAAAATTAACGTTACCTCTTCCAACAACACTTACTGAATCATCTTCCCACTTTTCTCCTTTTCTGTGAAACTCCGTGTCATCTTCATAAACACCTTCTGTATGAACAATTTCAAAATCAATTTCTCCATCAAAATTCTTAATTAATGTTGTTGTCCACGGACGTTCAACATGATAGTCAAAATCTGGATTATATTTTAAAACTTCATCAAGTAAAAATACTCCAACCATTCCGGCATCCGCGCAGAAATTTCCAATCTTTTCATTAGTATCTGAATTGTAAGTAGTACAAGACCAATCTCCATACAATGTATCTCGACGAATATAATTTTTAATTCCTAATGCTTCCATGGACGTTCCGTAATTAGAAAGATCCCAATCAGAAATATTATTTTTTCTATATTCCTGAAGCGCTTCTTCATATTTTTTATTCTCTTTTTCATATTGCTCTGATTTGTGAATCCATCCATCCATTTTTAATAAAAGTTTTTTTGGTAATCTGCTTTCTTTTGCTAACTCTTCAATTTCTTCATCCGACATTTTCCTGTAATCTGGATAATCTTTCTCTCTACTATGAGAAAAATAATTTTTTGCTTTAGGATATCTCCCTACTTCTTCCTTTTCTTTACAGATATAACACGGATCTGTAATAATAATGTCTCCTTTAAATCTCATTTTCTCTCCTTTTCGCACCATTCAAAAAAATCATATATTCCACGATTTCTAATACCGTCTGATTTTCTTTTCAAAAACTGTATTAACTCATGCATAAAACTATCAACTCCGCCAATATTCAGTTCATAAACATAATTTGAGAGCGCATAAAAGATATACTCTGCGACATCTTTTCTACCTGCTTCTCTTGATTCTGATTTTATTTCTTTAAGTTCTTTTTCTGATAATTCGTAAAACACTTCAGAACTAACAATATTTTTTTCTATTCTTTTCAAAACAAAAATTACCTCAGCCCACTATTTGAAAATTGCATTCTATTTCGGAACAACAATCTTATGTTTTCCAGACGAGTTTCTTAAAACTTTTAATCCGCTGCTTTTAATACTATCAAGCTGCTTATTATAATTAGGCAACTGTGCAACCATACCTTTACTATAATTAAGCCACATATCGTCCAAAATCTTCTCAAACTCTTGACGACGGAACATAATTTCCATTTTAGACTGATTCTTATACGTCGATGTGGTTTTATATGCATCAAAGTAGTCACCGAAAATATCTTCAAAACTTCCCATATATACTCCTTCAAAACACCTTTAAGAAATCGTCGGAATTATTATCAATTTTATCCTTCAAAACGAATTCATAAGTTCCATTCATTGTTGCGTAATCTTGAATATAATCTTCTGCTTTAATCTCTAATACATCCGCATTAATCGCTCTTTCAGCAGTCACAAAATAAACTCCATGTGTCCCAATCGGTGTAATTAAAATATCGCCATTATCTTCTACACTTATATAATAAGGAAAATTTGAAATACCACGTTCACATTCCACAACTTTAATCGAATCCAATATTATTCCTTTTGTTCCATTTATTTTTAATTTATTAGAAAATCTTGGACTTTTCCAAAATACTTTTACAAGTTTGTTTTTCTCTATCTTCATATTTTCTCCTCACTTAAAACAGACATTTTATGTTCTATTAAATTCATCGTCATAATCAAATTGACAACAAGCATTTCCATCTACATCTACTAATTCACCTATGTCCTCATGACACATCGCTTTTCCAGTAGAGTCTTCATTGCAAAAGCAGTACCAACAATATTTGCAAATGTACCTATCTTCTGAAATATTATTAGGAATATACGCCATAAAATTTCACCTCACATTCAGTATCTATTGTTATGACACCCATATTTCAAACACACACTCTTTCTTTCGCTATTTCAAAATACTTTTCTTCTTTTTCAATGCCGATAAATCTTCTATTTAAATTTTTACAAGCTAACCCTGTCGTACCAGAACCCATACAACTATCCAAGACCAAATCTCCTTCATTTGTATAAGTTTTTATAAAATACTCACAAGCAGCAATCGGCTTCTGTGTAGTATGCAAGTTTGATCTTTGCGTATCCCACTTAAACTGCAGAACATCTCTTGGATATCTTTGTGTACTTCCACCACCACTGATACCTATTTTTGTTTCACCGTAACAACTACCATCTGTAGTGTGTTTTGTATAACTATGTACTGGTGTATGTCCTTCTGTCATTTGAGGATTATATGTAGGTAACTTTCCATAAAATATCTGCAGTGTTTCAGGTATGTCCTCTAAATCAGCAAATACCATTACATTTTCATGTGCTTTCATTGGCATTTTCTTAGCATTAAGATGACCTGTTGCTTTAGTTTTTTCAATAATCCACTCATATCTATACTGACTAAGGTTACTTAAAGCCAATACGTGAGAGAATGGAGCTTGTGCCCATAATGCAATACAACCATTCTTCTTAATAATTCTCTTATATTGTTTCCACAATTCATCAAGATTTATCATGCAATCCCATGAATTTTGTGTAGTGGAATAAGGTAAGTCCGTGAAAATCATATCTACTGATTTATCAGGAATATTCTTCATTAACTCAAGACAATCGCCATGTTGTAAACTAATACTACTCATGGGAAACACCGCCATTCCATTTGAATAATAATTCACCATCCCACTGAAGAATGTCTGTTGACAATTCAACTTTTCCAGGAAGAAGTGTCATTAACTTTGCTCTCTTGCCTGTATAATCAATATTCTCTACCAATGACCTGATTTCCGGATAAATTTCACACACTCTTGTATACATATCAGGCATAAATCTTTTAAGTTGATCACAGAACTTTGGGACACATTCTTTCTGATAAGAAGATATTTCTCCGCCCATGAGTGCATATGGTCTATATTTAATAAGTTCCACAATAAATTCAGGTGTAAAATCTTCTTTCTTAATCATGTCATTATCTACAAAGAAATCACTATTTCGAATCGGATTATTATATCCATTAAGATGTGGCAATCCAAGATAAACATAATCTCCAATTTCGCATACAAAATTTAATGGTTTTAACGCATATTCAACATCTCCGTATTTTCCCTTATATTCCATTACTAAATATCCACATTTCCGCGCTGCTTTTGTAAAGCCTTCTTTCTTTTCAATTGTGCCGTAAGGGCACCGCCATAATCCATTCAGCATCACACAACGCTTACGCTTATAAGCATTGCAATTTTCGCAATTATTACACTTATAAACAGAAATACGTTCTCTGTCACTTTTTCCTGATTTAAAAATGCTGGTTCTCGGATTATAATATGTAAAATTAATTGGCTTGTACTCTCCGATAATAATCACTCCCACCTATATTTAATTTTGTAAATTTGGAAATCCATGCTTGACTAAACATGTATAGATATGTAATATAATAAATGCATTGGATTCCAAATTATTCAGTGTATTTGTGTTTATAGACACACATCGAAGTTTGGTCGCGGAGATGTGTGTCTATTTTATTCACTTATTCTACAAGCAATTTCTGCAATTCTTCTACTGACATATTATGTAACTGTTCGTCCTGCTTCGCAGCAATAATAGACATAATTTTCTGATTACGCTCTCTATCCAAGAATTTCTTTTCTCTTGCTTCTTTTTCTTCCTGTTTTACCGTTACAATATGTTTAACAATTTCAATTTTTAGTTCAAGTTCTTCATCATCCTTGCTCTTTGTACTCAAAAGACTTTCTTCTTTTGTTTTCTTCATCTCAGAATTAAGCGTCTTGAATACATTGTCAAGATTCTCTACACTTAAATCCCATAGATCTTCAGTAGAAATCATACCTTTAAATGGAAATCTAAATTTGTTTCTAGCAGCAATTTCAAACATGTTCGTACTCATATCAATATTCTCCTTCTTGATTAAAACTTAATTTTTAAAATTCTCTCTGTTGCACCTTTTACTTTTACAATCAGCTCTGCTCTTTTTGTCATACTAAAACCAACTCCAGAAAGTTGATCATCAGAATATTCTACATGGCATTTTGATCCAAGAGCTTCAAATACTCTTTTATGCTTTTCTAATTCACTCTTTAAGAATTCATTATAATATCCATTTGGTTCTTCATCATTTTTACATCCGTTCAGCATAAAGAACAAATGTCTATGACCAATACCGTCCTGTTCATCAAAATAATTTGGACTATAACAAACCACCGATACCGGCGTAAACTCATTTGTTGAAATTCCCCAAACTGTTTTACTTGAGATTTTAGAGTTCCCAGAAATTTTTTCCTTAATTGTAAATTCCCCATTAGTATCCAAAATTACATCAGCTACATGAACATCTTGTCCTGCCATCATCGAATTGCTATAATCAAAAGAATGAATCTCTCCGTTAAATTCGATTTCTGCTCGGAATCCATTTCTGGCGCTTCCTGAGTACTGATTTACAAAAAATTTATAAACACCTGGTTTCATTTTTGATTTATCTGACCATGTAATATTTTCCACAGCAACCTTACCCTTTGGACGAATAATATCTACGTCAAGCTGTCCAGTCATGGATGACAAAGATGGTTTTCTACAATTGCTAAAGTAGATCTCATTTCTATTTGGCTCAATACAATGTGCGTCCAAGTCACAGTTGTCTCTTCCATCTTCATTCCATTGGATAGAGAATCTAAGAACACCATCCACATTTCCACCTGCAGCTTTTACATTCTGTTTCATGTCAGAATCCGTAATATTGCCTGAATAAGCCCAACTCAATCCATTGTTCCATTTAAACATTGATTTAGAATCTTTGTTACAAGGAGCAATTAGAGAAACGAAATTATTCGAATGCTTATTTTCCACTATCACTTCTACTTCTTTCGCTGATGGTAAGACATTTTTAATGAAATCATTTGCAGAAATTTCTTCTACTCTTGAAAATTTTCTTGGATTAACTACAACCTGTTTTTCTAATTCTCCAAAGATGTCAGATGGATCTGAAATTCGTTTCGCTGCATCTTTATTTGAGAACAAAATATTATTCACCGTAATATCATCCAAAGTTGCAAATCTTCTATTGAGAGAATCCATATATCCTAATTCAGAAATTGTCTTCTTTGCATCTTCTAACATTTTTTTCGTAAAAATTGCTTTAGGTCTTTTATAATTTGCCGGTGCTACAATCTGTTCATATTTTTTTACCGCTGTATCAAGATCCATGTCATTACTTACATTCACAAGAAGTGTTCCAATGCTGTGATTTCTAATTCGTCCAATTGCAATACCTGCTTTCACAGAATTCTCCCATGAATATAAATCACGAGCATCATCAGAATTTAACTTTTCATATTCTTTCTTATATCTCTTAAACTCCATCAGGATAGACCTCCACTCTTCTCCTTTGTATAGAGTATTGGAATTGATAAGCTCAAGCACTGTATCTAATGCATCCATAGAAATTTCATCAAGTGATCTTTTAAATACATTTTTCGTGTCTCTAAATCCACCCTTAATATCGCCAATTGATCGAGCAGTTTTATCCACAAATTTATCGTCTAAAATAATCTGAAAGTGTTCCCACTTTTTCATTGTTCCGTCTTCATGCTGCTCATAATTGCACTCTGTTCCAATCTTTTTAAATTTGCTTACATACACGTCTGTTACACAGTGTCTTCTTACAAAATCAGACATAGCCTTTGCAACAGGTTCAAATTTATCATCATGAATATCTAAGTCCCAAATTGTTTCTAGTTTATTGTCTTTAATTACTACAGCATTACCGATTTGCTTGATAAACTGCCTACAACAACTACAATCATATTCTCTTCTTTTCCTATAAATCTCATTTGTTCCCGCCGGAAAACTATCAAGATATACATTCCACATTTCATCCTTATCCACACCAGCTTCAAATAACCATTCAGTGTCTTTTGTCATTGTATTAAAATGATCAGAAATCATATTTCTAAATTCTTTAAATTCCATGCCTATTATCTCTCCTTTTATTTACTTATCTTTTATGCTTCATTATGTATCTTCTTCTGGTTGTTTCTCTCAATGCATGTCCACCATGTAATCTTCTGTAGTTATTTGTGATTCCATATAATGCCCAAAAGAGTTCCTTCCTATTTAAATATGTAGGTTCACATGTAAAATGTGGTGTTTTAGAAATATCCAGCTTACCAGTAGGTTCCCGCTCATTAACATCCTTGCTTTCGCTCAATGTCGATACTTCTGCATTTTCTATATTTATCTTCTTTCCAGTTTTAAGATCTACAAAACTTACATTTTGAATTCCATATATTTCAAAACCACTCATAAATTTATTCTCTTTCATTATTTAAAATTTCTTTCAATGTTACTGGTGTATAATTCCACAACACACACCCTACATTTTTTGCTACGCACTTAATTTCATATTCACTGTTTAGTTTTTTGATATACTCTTGATAATAATCTTCTTCCATAGAATTATGTACGTGCCCATATAAGTGAACAGACCACACTTTATGCTCTTTTCCATCTCTTCTGTAATGGTGCTGATGATTCCAAAAAGCCAATGGAAAGTGAGACATTACGACATGATACTCTTTCCCGTCAATCATATCTTTCGCTTCTTTATAATTTGCTATTTCTACAAATAACTGTTTATATCTTTGATCTGTTGCTTTATCGTGATTGCCAAGAATTAGATGTTTATTACCACGCAATGTACTAACAAGTTTAATCGCATCTTCGTTTTCCTTCCATGCCAAATCTCCTAAAATATAGACATGATCCGCATTAGTAATTTTCGAATTCCAATTTTCCTTAATCACTTTATGCATTTCTTCCAATGTATCAAATGGTCTATTGTCAAAATTAGAACCTTCATTCGTCACATTCTTATGGAATAAATGTAAATCACTAATATAATAATTCACTTTTTCACCTCTATTCTTCTTGAAATTTCAATGTTCTTCCAACAAACCGTTTTAGTCGTTCATTGATGTCTTCAGAAAAACATCTACTCTTAGATATTACATCATCATAAATACAACATTCTGTAATTACATTTTCGTCGTCAAACTGAATGCATCCAATTGTTGATCCTGGCATACGTATTACAACTGTGTTATTACAAAAACTTCTTGAATCATATATATAACAGAACGAATATGGATGTACGTCTCCAAAATTATATCTAACATTGTCATTTAAATATTCTGTAATCTCACAGCAATACTCTACATTGATTATGTTTGGCTTCCTTTTTCTCAAAATAATCTCGTTCATTTTAATTCCCCTTCGATTGAAATCACAGTTTCATATTATGTACTTACGAATACCATTTAAAAACTTTTTTATATGCTTCTACAACATCTTCATATCCTAATTCTAACAACAATTGGCACAGTGTATTATCTGCATATTCATGATTTTCTTCTTTAGTGAATTCATTTAATTCATCTACATACTTATCAGAAAGTTCTTGAATATATGCTTGATTAATATATTTTATAAACTTTTCTCTGTTTTTATCGAATATCCATGTTCCAACACTTTTAATATCATAATATCCGCTAAACCCTGTGTAATCAGCAGCGCAGTATAAATCTATTAGTTCTTCTTCTGAATGAATGATAATTTTTGTAAAATTAAAATATGTTTCATCATCCAAAGGATTGGTTAATTTTTTACCATGTCTATCGTACAATTCAATTGTTTTTAAATGAGGATGTGAAATACAAAATTCATAATTTATACATTCATATTCATCTTCAAACTGTTTTCCATCATCTGCAATATAGATCGTTTTCATATCCCCTATTCTCCTTCTACCAATTCCAAGCATTCCTTCAGAAAATTTCTTACTCTATCCCTTCCTTCACCGCCACAATAAATTCCATTATAAATCACCGGTTTATTCCAGAAGGCTTTCCATGCTCTTTTAATTCTTCCACTAATTCCTCTGTAATTTGCACCTGAATATGCATCTTCTATGGTAAATGCATAATCACCGTCATATTTATATTTCCGGAATAAAAGCGCTTCAATATTATCATCACATCTTATCATTACTGTTTTTACATCTTCATTCATCTATTATTTCTCCGTTTGAAATTCTGCTTTCATTACTTAACTAAATTATCAATACTAACCGAAAATCCATCAAACTTTCTTGTTTCAGCATATTTATCTGTATCAAAAAACATAATTTTATTTCCTGATATCCCCATAGAAACTCCGTTATCTATCAATGATTTTCTCAGCAAATCAAGAATAATTTGCAACTGCTGTTTTGTATCTTCTGACATTACGATTTCTCCTTTGCTTTATATGGTTTGGGTTGCTGTTGCCACGCTGTTACATATTTTGTCCAAAAAAATTTTTCAATATTTTTTAACCCATTGGTTTCATATCGAATGTTATCTACAAATTCTTTTATTCCTGGATAATAATATAAATCTCTAACTATATCATCATTCCAGATTCCTTTGTCAGAACATGTACATTGGTACCAACCCTTTTCTTCCGGAAATTTCTCACTTACCGGAATCCAACCGTCATTGTCACTAGCCACTTTAGTTTTTCCACAAAACTCGAAGCATTCGTTAAACCAACTAATGACATTATTTAAATCGTACGATCCGTATCCGACATCATACTCGTCTTTCCCGGTTTCCTTATATTCAATCTCATAATATGACTTTTCATCAATTTTACGTGTTATTATCCTTGCTCTTGATACCTTTTTCCTCTTCTCAATGTGAGATCCGAATGATTTATCCTGCATATTCTACACCTCTTGCATATCCTTTCACTTCGTCAAACTGTAAATAGTTTTCTTTTATACATTTATGCATTTCTTCGTGCGCTAATTCTGATTCATGTTCTAACTCTTTAAGAATCTTTTCCAATATACTCATCTCCCACTCCTTTTTTTGAATTCTGGTATGTTAACTGGTTTCCAATAATGTACTAAGTTTAAAGATGGATAATATAAACTAGGAGCTTGATCTATATAAAATTGACTGTAACTGTTATCATTTCCGTTTTCGTTATCCGATAAAACCCAGTCACAATATGCAAACTTCACAGATAAATTCATAGAAGATCCATATACGATCCAGACTGGTTTCTTATCCATATCTTTTGTTGGCATAAAATCCTTACAATCAATCCAATCGGTATCTCCAACATCTTGCATCCCATCTTCATATCCCATCTGATACCATTTTCTCCGGCTGCATTCTCCACACTTCGGAACATCGACCATGTGAGAACGGATAATGCTACTAATTTCGGTTGCCATACCTGTAGCACCTAACGCAAATAGTACATTGTGTCCAACCACATATTTTTTCTCAATTTCTCTTATCTCTTCCAAAATCTTCTCCAGTACGTTCATAACATCTACACCCCTCTCAATGCTTTTTCATTTCTTAATCTATGCCACAAAGCAACACCACTGTTATACGTGTCGATTTCATTTTTCCATTTATCCCAATTTGCCGGAATAAATTCAATCCACTCTTTGTCTGGTAAGGAAATGGAAAGATTGTCTCTCGCTTTATCATCTACATTTAAAGGCGGTTTCCACAGATTTATGTAATATATTTCATATAAATTCATATCTGCTTCAGTATTGAACTCTGTATATTCAATCTTTGTCACGTTATGGATATCTATCGCTCTATGCATTGGTTTCGCAAACATATGTCCTCTAATCCTAGCTTGTAATGGTTGCTTGGTTCTTCCAACATACGCCAGACAATTTCCATACCAAATTCGATATAAAATAAAACCTTTTGGACTTGACATCACTCCGCCTCCAACAATCCTGCTTTTATAAATACACCTTCCAATAACTCGCTCATTTTATTAGTATCAATGGTAATCGGCTCGCGTGGAAACTCTTCTTGATTTCCGCAGCACGCATACAATTTCGCAATTAAAATATCATATTTTTTCATTTTTCCACTCTCCTATTCCATTTCCCCCTAGTCGTAGCTTCTAAAGCACAATTTCGTGTTGCAACTCCGCATTCTTTGCAGTACACAAAAGTTGATATAACTTTTCCATCAAATCCATAATGGACTTTCAGAATTGCTTCTCCGCCACAAAACGGGCATTTCTTTAGTTCCTCCATGCTACTCACTCCAATCTAATCTCTGTCCACAATGATTGCAGCAATCAGAATCCCAATCACGAAACATTTTTACGTCTTCCATATTCCCAAACAGTCTTTTGCATCTAGGACACGACGCTTGTCCATTCCAGTTTTCTACTTTCTTCGGCAACTGCTTTTCCAGTGCTTTGATTGCTGTTTCATACAACCCAATTGCCAAATCCAATGTTTCATTATGTACAGGATTGCAATATTCATCGTATTCTTTTTGTGCATCTAATGTGCGAATTTTTCTTTGCAGAAACTCTATCGCTTCTTTAACTTTCTTTTCGTCCACTTTCTGCACCCTTTCTAACCCTAACAACCTCTTTGTCTGTCTCTTTTACTACTCTTCCACTTGCACATTTCACACATTTTATTCTCCAACCGCCATTGTGTCTTTCAAAGTGTCCAAATCCAGGTTCTATCCATTGACCACAACAATAACAACGCCCTGCATATTTATTTCTTGCCATCTTCCATCACCAAAATCCCTTCATCAATCAAATTATTTACTGTTTTCAACAAGTCTTCCTGTACTTTTAAATCATTTTCGTGCTCGATATCTTCAGATCTAAAAAACTTGTTAAATTTATAAGTACTCATTCCTCCCAAACAATTACAATAAACACGAATTCTACTATTGTAATATGGCTTATCATATATACCTATCCAAAACTCGTTATCAGTGCCGTACTGTATATCTTTATCAGTCCCAACCGTTCCACTAATACACCATGCATTGATAACATTATTTCTCCAAAACAGTGGTTCCTTAATCTTTGATTCATCACCTACACTGAGTTTATTAATCTTTTTCATGGTAAGATTGTATTTATTCTCCACTTTAGGTTTCCTCATTGCTTTTCCCTATTCGTAGGTTTCCCACCTAACAAATTTCCTTCTTCGTCTCTGTCATATTTCCACATCAAATAATCACACCAATTATCATTGTTAAAATCGCTCATGTTGTAAAACGGATCTGGATTATCTATAACATATTCTTTTTCAAATCCTTTAATTTTCACATTTACATCATCTATAATGATTCTTTTCGATAATCTACAAATCCACTTCACAAATTCTTTAAAAGTTTCTTCAAACCATCTATCACGTAATTCAGCGTCTACTACAAGAATATATTCGTCTTGCATTTGTAACGATCCTCGTTTTCGACTTCTGTCTCCAAACCTATCTCTTAAGTTATTTGTTCTCTCAAGAAATTCGTCAGAAAAACTTGAACAATTATGTCCTCTTTTTTGAATCACATATACTTCCATATCTCTTTCTGATCCAGTGACAACCGGAAGATGGTCGAGTACAGTTTCAAGAATGTATCTCTTTTCATGTTGTGTCCTACCTAGAGGAGAAACAACAATTGTTCCATGTACATATGTCCAACTGCTCATTTGATTTACCTCTTTTAATATTAATCACATCGGTATTTACAATCTTATATCACATGCAGCTCACAAACATTTTCAAATAGCGACAAATGAAATAGTTTGTTGAATCAACGTTTACAGTTTCTAAATATTTGATTTACTTTAGGTGATATTTGATTATAAACACCAATGAAAAATCATATGCAGAACTTTATGTATCTTATTTTATTGGAGTCATGAAACATGTATAGGAAATTGTTCTGCATATGAATTGTAGATAAAGGAATCGAACCTTTACTTATGTGCCACGCTGCATCGTGCTACCAGTTACACTAATCCACAACTTTTATAAATCGTTAATTGAAGCTTCTGTAAAAGTCTCCTGTTTTATCAATACTTCTACAGACCATCGAGTTAATTTCTCGTTGCATTTCTTCTCCGCATTCAGGACACATATGCCCTTCTCCTACGTATTCTTTCATTGACATTGTAATAATTTCTTTGTGTCCACATTTAGAGCACTGGAATGGATAATTCATACTATTTATTCTCTCCTTTTAACCCTCTAATCTTCTCAATTCCATTACAAGATCTGAAAATTCTCTTTCCTTCTTTTCGATTAATGACTTGAGGTCGTTGATTTTATCAATACGCTTTTTCTCTTCTTTTTCTCTCTCCATATACGCATCCATATTAACAACACCAATTACCTGAGCTGTGGGTTTTTTACCATACACACTCAATGGTAAAATCACTTTTACTTTACCTAGTACTCTTCTATCTTTACTTTTTGCATTAACGACTACAAGAGTGTTATTTAAGTTGGCTTTTCTAAGTAATTCATACTCTTCCTTGTATAATGCGAATCCATAATCTTTACGATTGTGATCTTCTAATAGATTCACAATTGCTACTAAGTCACATACTGTCATCGTTTTATTCTCCATTCTGTTTGATTTATTTTAATTTTTGTTGTATACTGTTTTATGACAACCGCCACATATAAGAAATCATTCCGATAAATTCATGCGATATATTTTCGTCTGCATGAAACCAGGAGATGATTTTATGCTGAATATAATATGGTTCATGTCGATGCTTATTGGCGGTTCCGGCTCCAGAAGTGGGAATTCGTCCATGAGCATTATCGCCATTATCCTAAGAGATAATTGACGAAGTGACAGTTGTCGCATTGCAATTCATTTCTTGCAATGACTGTCCGTATATGACTTCCATCTCAGGAATTATACATACAATATGTAGTATTTGTACCCAACCAGAACTACTATATATTGTGTTTATTTCCGAATGAAATCGACATTTCAACTTAACTACATATAAAAAAACGTTATCGACAAGATGCACAGATTTAAGATTCCGTGATAAAAAACGGACGAACTCCATGATCATCCCAGAAGCAACCGTCGTAATACACGTACCCAAAACAGCCGACAATCAGAACATAGGAAGAATCTTTTCTCAACGGTGTCTGATTTGGTGTTGATAACCAATATGGACAATCAATCAACGGTAATCTATTTCCGCATTTCCTAAATAAATCAAAATTTGGAATAGATAATGCATCATCTTTAATAACACCATAATCATCAAAACCATCCACACTAAGTAAATTGTTTTCAAACGGAACAATACTATCCCCATATTTATCTTTAATGTCTTTTGCAAGTTTGCACTCCTTAAGATACCTTCTTATAGCAGATTCTGTGTAGTTATTATTACTACCAAAACTCATATGCGTAATAACTCCATACATAAAATGATATATCTTTCCATCCATTCGAATGTTTGTCCAATAATATCCAAATTCCTCTTTAAAGTTCTTGTTCATAAAATTCTTAACAGATTCTTTAAATTCCTCTTCATATCTCTCTGAATCGTTACTATACCATTCTGGTACAATATCCTGATCGACTTTATAAGTCCACTTTGAAATATCAGAAGTGATAACATATTTCTCTGGTGGAATTAATTCTGCTCTCACAAATTTCTTAGAAGCATTAAATTCATTATCTTCTACACCCAAATTTTCAAGTAAACTTGAATGACTTTCATTCCCTAATGGTGCAAGTTCCACCCTATTCTTAAAAATAATCCCACTTTTAAATTCACACATAATTTATTTCTCTTTTTTAATTATTTAGACAATTTCAATTTCCTCTCCTGTCAGCTCTTCTAACTTCTTCTGCATTTCTTCCACTGTCATCTTCTTTGGCTCTTTGCGCTCCCAGATGAGTTCAAGGTTTGAGTATAGCAGGATTTCGTTAAATCGTGATACGTTCTGGATCTTGTATATTCGCATGATGTCAAAATCTTTTTCTCCAGTTGTATCTATTAAATCCTCGTTGTAGTATATGAGCCGATAACTTCCTTCTGCTCCGATCAACATGTCTCCTATAACGAGCCTTCTCCCATAACTTTTACTGCGGTACTCAACTACCATTCCGTCTTTTAAATCCGCTTTTGTAAATTCTTTCTGCATGTAATCACTCCATTCCAGTATTTTATAATTGTAGTTTTCTGCAAAATCACAAGACGAATATTCTCCGCTTCCGTAATAACACGTTCCTTCGTTGTGCGTATTATAATTTGTATTTTCCAAATAACTATCACCTGTGCACCATTTCATCCCGCGTTCGTGCATCTGCCTACAAAAATCTTTCGCTTCTTCCTCAGTCTTACAATGCACCGCAATCTTATTTTTGGTATTTTTAAATTCATCCCAGTTAAATTTTTTCATATTTCTTTCCTATTCCTCTCCCATATATTTTGCAGCGAACATCAATGCTCCGATACCCAATACAAATCCATAGAAAAATGAATCTTCTCCAATTTCATATAATCTAGCGCCGGCTAAACACGAAACAACTAATCCACCTACTGACATTATGTTCCAAAATGTTTTATCCATATATTATTCACCTCCATCTATTCAGCAAGTTCATATTTATGTCTCAAAAATTCACTTAAATCATTTACCATATATGTATAATTCTCTTTTTGATTTTTAATATATGTATTGTTTCTCTTAAAGAAACTCATCATCCATGCCGGAATTTCTTCATCAAGTTCATTTTCAATACTATATGCAATTACGGCAAGTAATGAATTAATATTTCCAGGTTCAAGAAGTTTTGACGAATTATCCACTTCCACCGACCAGTCTTCTAGCAGTGATTTGTACAATTCAATATCATCTTCGATAACATCTTCTTTTACGTTATATCTGATAAATTCTAGTGTATTCTGTTCTGTACAAATGTTTTCAATTACATTATTCTCTTCTACTTCAACAAAGTTTTCTTCATCTTCTTTAATATGTAAATACTCTTTCATAAGAGCAGTTAAGATGTTAATTTTCTCTTTTAAAATAGCCTTTCCTTTTGTATGACGATCCTCGTTTAATTTGTCAAATGTTACTCCATTTACATCTTTTTTATATAAAGACTTTTCAAATTCTTCTACAAAATCCTTAAACTTAATATCATCTAATCCAAATTTAGCAAACTCTTTAAACACAGGAATCCAAACAATAACATTTTTTGGCACAAACACTTCTGTGAAATTATCTTTGCACACAGATTCAATCCTACTAAAATATTCATTTACAGTATCAAAATGTTCTTCTGTTGCATTCTCATTTAGGTATTTGCTCATATTTTTTATTGCACTTTTCCAGTTATCAAAGAAAAACGTTGTCATGACAGATTCACATACAAGTCTTTCTCTAATACCTTTCGATTGCTGTTTACCGGAACAAGACATACAATTTTTAAAGAATTTATTTTTCTCAGATATTGTCCTTATTTTTCTTGCATGTAAATCAATATAAGTAAATGCTTTCTGAGATGTATTCATTCCCAAATGATTGTTATATCTTCTCACCAACTTACTAATCTGTGACATCGTGCAGTGTTGATGTATTGTAATATCAATCTGATAATCATCAAACATTTTTTTCAATTCTGGCGGCAACATTTCATATGTTTTTCTTCTCAAATCATATTCAACAGATTCCCAAATAACTTTTCCATATTCATCTTTACAGATTTTATTATTTTCATCTTTCTTTTTTCTCTGATATTGGATAATCGGATCTTCTAAAGTAGCTGTAATTTTATAGTTTTCATACTTAAATTTAACCAACGCAGAACTTCTTTGCATTCCATCTACGATATATTGCTGCACGACATCTTCATCTAAATCTTCTTCGCCCAAAATAATCGGAGGAATATAATCATCAGTTAATACAGTTTTGATTAACTCATTCACCATTCCATTTTCCCAACAAAATAGTCTTTGGACATCCTGATTGTCACTAATATCTTCTTCCACAATTTTCTCTAAATAAGAATCTAGTGATAATGTCTTTTTCCTAATTTTCTTTGCCATGATTATATTCCTCCAATTTTTTACTTACGTAGTAATATTTTTACATTTTCATAACGCTGCATAGATCCGAGTATCTTATCTCTATATTCTCTCTCTGTCATATGCAATTCTTTAAGAATCTCCTCCTGAGAATATCCAGAACAAATAAGATCAACCGCTTTTTGTTGTTTGTAAGATAAATTACTCTTGTACATTTCAATCCTATCTGTAGTAGGACAAATATTATTCTCTACTTCATCCTCCAAATTAAATCCTGAAGAGATGCTTTCTTCCAATGTATAATCTTCATCTGGGTCAACTTTCATATGTATAGAAATGTCTGTAATAATTACAGGATTTCCTTTATTATCTCTTTTAATTTTCCCTTTTTTGTCTGTTTCAAGATTACACCGCTTAAACCTGAAATTATCTCTTTTCCACGTTTCTCTTCGTCTTATAAGGTTCCCATAATAATATGTATTGAATTTACACTTTTTTGATTTATCGTATGTTTTTATGCTCTCCACGAGAATTTCTACCGCTTTTCCATAGTAGTCATCCAAATACCCTTTTGGTATATTTGTACTAGAAAAAATCTTGTCACAAATTCTTCTGATTTCCTTCATGTTGTTTCCTACATAAAATCTACATATCTCGTCTATTTCTTTTTCGTCCAGTCTACTCATTTTAATGCGCCTCCTTCAGATTGTAATTCATCAAAGAAATCATCGTCTTCCACAATTCTTACTTCAAACCGCCTAGTTCCTAGCCGATTGAATGTCTTTTCAATATTCTTAATTACAACAGAACATTTCGTGTTGTCCAGAACAGATTGAATGATTATCAACTCATCTTTAATCTGTCTTCTCTTTTCTAAGATTTCTTTTTCTCTCTTGTAAAGTTTGTATCCATCGCAACCAGATTTCCATTTTTCTAGTTCTATCTGATGCATACAGTTTGACAATTCACGATCAATATTTGCCAATTTTTTATGTAATACTGTTCTTCTTCTCGTAGCCTCTTCCACAAATTCGCTGCACTGTTTTGATTTTTCAATCCACTGTACAACCTCATCACAAGGAATGTATGAGTCTTTTTTTATGTACTTCTTCTGTTCTGTTTGTACACTATCTGAATCCGTTTTGTTCTGAATAACTTCCTGATCAGACTTTGAAATAGGTTTTACTCTAAAATGAAAATTCTTCAATACTTTTGGAAGATTTTTCTGTATGTTCTCAGCTTTATCTTTTTCAAAAACCTGAGCATTACTTTTAGAACAAGTAACAGGAGACCCTTCAGAGTTTAACCTGATGTACAATTTGTCGTTAGTCACGACACAATTCATTTTAATCACCCTTTCCTTTTTTACTTTTCATTACGTTATTCTCTACATTTGACATGATTTTCTAAAGAATCGCATCAGAAATAAACGTTTAGAAACTTTTCTACACGAATAAAAAGTAAATTTCAATATTCAGTTTTCCAATATTTGGAATTTTTAGCTGATACGCTTGACTACTTTGAAAAAAATATGTATTATACTAGTAGGGATAGCGTAAGCTGTTCTTAGCACTCCCATTTTGGGAAATGCGTTTTTTGGTTTTAGAAGAGCCGGAACCGGAGGTGTTGGCGCACCTGTGATGGATTTCCGTCTCTTCTTTTTTATTATGTTTACAAAAAGTATATTAACACGAACACTTGTTCTTGTCAATAGTTGACAGAACGTTTGTTCGATTTTTTGTTCTTTTCTGTTCTTCTGTATCCGGGAAAGGATCATGAACTAATATTGTACTCATAGTTCCGATAGGTTTTATGTTTATCAAATCTAATTGTTTTTCGGAAAACACTCTCAGTTGGTTTAAAAAGTCATCACAAATTTTTGCTATTGTTTCAGACCGTTCGATAATATCCTTGCATTCCTGAAAAGTTTTTCTTTCAAAACCTACCACCTCATTATTTTCTAAGTCCTGTTCCGCAACTAAGACTTTTTTTCCTTTACAATATTTCACTGCTTCATCAATATCCATTAATATATATCTCATGCCACATCATCTCCCCACATAAAATTTGCTTCATAAACCCTTCTAATTTCTCGTTTGTCTTTTATATCTGTCAATTTGCCGAGGTATTTTATAATTCTTAACTCTGAAATTTGTTTTAAACATTCTGCCAAAACAATAGAATCTTTTACCAAACCAGTTCCTCTACCTCTTTTTATCAGAGTATGCGTAGGCTGGTTTGGATTTTTTAATTTTGTACTTATTGGCATAACTAACGTAGTTGCTGCATGATGATTGCCAATATCATTCTGAATCACAACTGCTGGTCTTTTACCGCCTTGCTCATGACCTATCGGATTATCTCCGAAGTCAACCATAACAATATCAAACTGCTTTACATTCATTACGCATCCTCCTTTCTTTTGAATCTATGTACTTCTCTCTTTCGTTGTTATAAGTATATACTCTTTACAGTATATTGTCAAGAGTATATTCTATGAAATATATTTATTTTCTAAAGAATATATGCTAAACTATATACTGTAAACAATATACGAAGAACAGGAGATGGATACATGCGCTTAGATATTAAAGATTTAGTGGATAAAAAATTCCAAAATAAAAATCAATTTGCAAAAGCAATCGGTGTTGGATATCCTGCTGCTTGTAAACTTTATGATGGAGACACAAGCAAAATCAATTTTGATACACTAGAAAGAATATGTATCGCACTAGAATGTACTCCAACTGATTTATTCAAATCTGACAATCCAGCGTTAAATAGACTTCTTTTATATTATTGCAAGTTACATGAATTCAATGAAAAAAATGAAAAAGACGATACAGAATAAGTATCGTCTTTACATATATTCTTACATCTGAATTGTTTCTTTAGCCTTTCTAGCTGCTATGTCCCAATTTACTTCTATCCCGGAACCAATGCTATACCATGTATCTTGGCTTTCACTGTACTGCAACACATTCCAACACCATAAGTTTGACTTTTCTTTGTGCGGTTCTAAAATTACTTTTCTCATAACATTTACACCTCCCGGATGAAAGTTAAATTTCAACTTTTATCTACTTGTAACAATCACCATTCCTGCTAACTGTTCTGCTTCTAAAATGCATGCCAAAGATTCTATTGTATTAATTTCTTCTTGTAAGTTTGTATATATTACCACAATACTAATTGGAAAATTCTCTGCACCAAGACTTGACATATTTTCATATACAAACTTACAGAATTCATCAACAGAATACTCATTAGAATCTACATGATAACTTTCCATTGTTGGAACCATATACTCATTGTATGAATATATTCTTAAATTATTGAACCTATTCTGTATTGCTTCGACAACAAGGCTTTTTCCAGCTTTACCAGTTAATTTTAACATCTAATCATCTCCTATCCGTCCATTACCATCATTAACAAACTTGTCTTTTCCAACCTCTTTTTTTGAGTTCTGAATAATAATCTGCTTTCTCCAGGCACCTACATTTTTCATAAGAAATCATATCAATCGTTGGTTTATGAAAGCATTCTTTTTTCTTTACATCATTTTCAGATAGCCATACTTGATGTGATCTGCACCAATATTTTGGGTTAATACATAATTTATTTCCTAATCCCATTCTAGGATGATTAGCATCTGCTATTTTATACTGCAATTACACTCCTCCAATAAAACCATTTTACTCTATGCTGCAATACCCAATACATTGAGGTACATCATATATATCTTTTCCAAACCTTTTAGTACATACATACCGCAGTTCTTTCCAGTTGATTCTCTCGTCTCTTCCGAAATCTTCCGAAATACTCAAGTCCTCTCGATCAAAGAAATCATACCCAGCATTCCAATCATTCAAGATATAATCGTACATCTGATCAATGGTATCGAATTCCTTTGCTCCATCTATTGATTCACTCAACATACCTCTATGCGGTCTATATTTAACCACTCACTTCACTCCTTTCTCAAGATGAATCTTAGATTTCTTCAGCTTCTCTGTTCATCTTCATCAGATATCTTACAAGTGTATACCTGAACACAATCAACTTCTATCTCAAACATATATTATTCCATTCAATCAATCGTTTAAGCTAATTTGATAAATATCTTCTACCCAATCTGCTATTTTATTTCCATATCCAATTAATCCGTTCCATGTGCATACTGCGTTAAAAATTTCTTTTCTGCTCATCGAATAGATTTCCATATCTCTGCTCACATCTATTTCGTCTAAGTCTAAATTCTTCCTCACACACCTCATAATATATTCAGGGTATTTCATGTTATTAGAATCAATATGCTCTTCATATCTCTTTATTTTTTTTACAATATCCTTTGCACCTGCAATTAACTGTAACTCTGATACTTTGTCAAACTGTTTAATATTCAAAGTGCAAACAGGCAAATCGTTTTCTTCCAAAATCTGTTTTACAATATTAAATCTTTCTTGTGTAGTCATATTATCCTCACTTTCTGTCATCTAAACCGGCATGAAACCTATATTTCTTCAGCATATTCACATTGATTTAATATTTCTTTCTTATCAAAATCAATATCTTCTGCGGTGTCGCAACAGATTGTTCCAACTTGACTATCTATACCGTCCATATCTATTGCGCATTTTCGTAATATTCGAAAATACTATTACCATTTAACCATAATTGTTATCAACATTTCTTATATAAGATCACCAGCATCTATTTGTCCTGAATTATATTTTCTAATTATTTCCTTAAATTTCTGTTGATGTTCTTCAAAATATTTTCTTTGTTCTTCTATTTTTAAATTACCATAATCCAATTTAGATTTGCAATGGTTATATCCATTCAATATTTCCTCCGCACTACGTTCTTCAAATTCAGACCATCGAATATCATTTGTATAACTGTCAGACTCTACATAATCATTATATAAATCAATTTCCAATTCAGAAACAGCTTCTACAATAGCCTCCTTATCTGACATAAATTTAAATTTTTCTGGATTATTCTTTATATAGTCTTTTATTCTTTGTTCGTCTTCATCAGAAATGGTACAAGTACACACATTCACACAATCAACTTCTATCTCAAACATATATTTCTCCTTGTATATCCTAGATTATATATTACTCAAACATCTTTTTCGGAAGTATTTTATCACAGTTTATGCACCTTCGCCTTTTACTACAAAATTCTGTAACATCCTCAGTGGCTCCACATGGCTCATCATTGTAATCAAAAAGCAAACCCCTATGAACAACTTCCATCATGTAATATCCTTTTTCTGAGCCACAAAACGGGCATATTTTTTGTTCCTTCATAATTCCCCTCGCTTGAAATCAATCTTTCAAACCATTTAATATTTCCAATCGTTTCTTGAACATTCCAACATATTCCGGGAAATATTCAAACCACTCATAATTCACTTCTTTGATTTGATTTAATCCAATTTTTTCAACAGCATACAATGCAGCTTCTTTCTGACTGACCTTTTTTCCAAAGCAAGTCTGACAATTAGAACCTTCTATTCCATCATATGAGTTAAACGTCTTATTAAAGTCCATCAGAGGATGAAGTGAAACTGGCTTGTTGTTTGCATTATTTACCAGAACACCCCAGTTCCCCCAATGACGATCAGTATTCCCAACAAGATAGTCAATAATATTCATCATATAATAATCATGTTTATCTAGTGACAAAATATATTTACGAATATTTCGATCATGGTTCTGTGAATAAATTTCAAATGCCTCCATTGACACAATAGAAAAATCTTTTGATGTAATATTATCACTCATTGTCACTGGTTCTCCGTCAAATATACCTCTTTTGTATACGACTTGTTTTACATCAAAACACTGACAAATTTTACTTGATAGAAGCTCCTTTTCAACAACTTCTATTCCTCCATCTTTCAATAAGGAAAATCCATTTTCTGTACGTTTCCACGCTTTCGGGAATACACCGTTTGTTGAAAGATCCTTTGCCAAATCCTCATTATTGACTGTATATTGTTTTCCTCGCAGAGCAATGTCTATAAAAATATTTTCAAGATGATTATCATACAAATTGACTTCGGAAAATGTTATCTTTTCATCTTTATTTCTGACCCAGAAAACATCTGTCAAAGATGTACACCTGTATGATAATGCTACTTTTGCACGATCCTTATCTGTTACAGCTTGGCTCATCCCAATACTATTCAATATTTCTTTTGCATATTTTCTATCCAATGTGAGTACTCTTGTAGCGCACCAATAGTTAAAATTCGTAATATTGTTTACAAGAGAATCAATATTTTCCTCTTCTTCAAGATATAGGTTATACGGCATAAAACTTTTATAATATATTTTACACCTTCCAGAAGAATCAATTCTTGCAACTCTTCTATCTTTATGCATAATCTCAAAAATATTATTGTTCATATTATACATTCCTTTTCAAAATTTCCGTTACCTGCTGCACCGTAATTCCATATACCTTTGCAACTTTCTTCTTATCATTATATTTTTGGAATTCTTTTATAATATCATTCTCTGTCCAGTTATACTCCACCGGCTCGTTCATAAAATTTTCCATCACATTTTCTCCAAAATCCAATTTTCCAAGATGCTTTCCACAGAATCATATGGACAAAACAATTTCCCACTACGCACCATAATCACATCAACCTTTTTCTTATCTCTGTAGATTTTCGTAAGTTCTGTGCTTATCTCATATGTTTGTCCTGTACGAAACCCCATACTTCCGTCTCTTCCAATATATTTTCCTCTCAATACCATCCCTCCATTAAATACTATTTTACCATGATAACCTTTTTTCTTCTACTCTTTGCATTAAATCACTCAAAATTTTCATACCTGTTTCTGTATTACATTCAGAATTAGCTCTTCCTGTACTAAATGCTTCAAGAATGATGTCTCTTAAATCATTTGTTTTCAAGGCAATTACAGGAATGTTATCAATTACTGGAGAAATACCAGCGTCAATTTCTTCAATATATTTTCCAACATCGTTGAACGCCTTTGCTCCTTTCTGTGCAAAAATTCCAGAGTACCGTTTTGTTGTTTCTTTATTAGCATGACCTAAGATTGTTTGAAGAACATCCAAACAATCTGGATCAAATTGATTAATTTCATGCATAATATATCCAAACGTTTTTCTCATACTGTGTGTACTGATGTCTTTTAACCCATTGAAATCTGCTGCTTTCTTTAATTCATATCTGAATGACGCAGCTTGTTTTTTTATAGCCTTTTCATACTCTTCTTTTGTTCTAGCATCAATTTTCAAATCTGTATTCAAAATATCTTCTTTTAAGTGTTCCATAGGATTGATTTTTTCTGTATCACAATACCATTCCAAGTATTTCCAAACAGTCTGACTTACTGTGATTTTAATAACTTTATCTGTCTTTTGCTCAATCAGGGTGTCTAAGATGTCCTTTTTCTTTCCATTTTCGTAATAGAAATCAGACCACTTTAAAGATAATGTGTCTCCAATACGTCTAGCCAACAAAATTCCAAGCATAAAGACAAGGAATTCTTTATTCTTGCTATTATCTCTAAAATAATCCATCATGTCCTTAATCTCAGATGTTTTGTAAAATGGTCTTACCAGTGTTGTTCCAGATTTTTTGGTACTACGAACCACCTTAAATGGAATGTAACATTCTCCATCAAAAATACTTTTAATCCAAATTTCTGACTTCCCGTTTGTATATTTTAAAATATTTTCTGTAGAATCTGAATCCTGAATATCATTTTCATCATCTTCTGTTTCAACAGGATAAAATTTTTCTTTTTCCATAATCTGATCAAGTTCTTCATTTGTATATACGTTTCCATTCATTTTCTTTTCTAATTTGTCTACTAATTTCATTATAACATACCTCCTAAAATCCCAATGCTTCTGCAATATCTATTTTCTTTTGTAAATATTCTAATGCAGACAATCGTTCTGCAAATTCTTTTGATTCTTTTCCATGAAAACAACTAATTTCCCATAACTCTCCATCATTGGTTCTGTAATATTTCTGTTCTTGTGGTTTATTATTTCGAGTAAGGTATTCATATACATTCCGACAATACAATTTTTCGTATTCTCCTAACGAAATATCTTCTCTTTTAATCTCCTTCACATTTAATACCTTCTTTCTTTAAAATCGAGTTCCATGTAATAAACCTTCAGCTCTTATTTCTGTAGCAAATTCAAAATCAACGCTACAAACGTTGTGGCTGTTATACATAGAGTACTCCATATTCTTTATTCCCCTTTTTACTCTTTTACTTTGTTCTTTGAATAAATATTCCATGTTATCTCTCTTCTTTTCCATAATATTCCTCTTCGTTTTCCCAATAAAAAAACAATCAGATATTTCCGATTGCTTTAATTGATTCATATTTTTTTTCTTATATACACTACAAAAGTCACCAGGACAAATTCTGATGACTTCTAACTATACACACATTATCTTCCT